CTATGGATGATTGGCACAAACCAGCACTTGACGGAATCGGATACCAAGATTCATTAAATGGAGAAAGAGCATGGTGGACAGATCAGATAGAAACCAACGGAGGACCATTAATGAAAACAGCAGCCGGAAAAACTGTGGCATGGATAAATTACATGACAAATGTAAACAGGACATTCGGAAACTTCGCGCCAGGAATGCCAGAAAGCTTCATGGTACTAAACCGAAATTATTCAATGGATAATACATGCCAAATAGAAGATTTAACAACTTATATTGACCCGGTAAAATTCAATTACATCTTTGCAGACACAAATCTAGACGCTATGAATTTTTGGGTACAAACAAAATTTGACATCAAAGTAAGACGTCTAATCAGTGCAAAACAAATTCCTAACCTATAAAAATTATAACATCATGAAATATTCAAAACCAACAAACAACAACGGGAGACTAGGATCCGTAGAAATTTATGAAGGCGAAAGCATTGAAACAAAATGCGCAAGAGTGCTGGAAAACGGTGAACCAATCGCAGACACCGCACCAATAATCTATACAGCAAAAGAAGATGGAGTACTGCCAGCATACAATATCCGTACAGACAGATTCGATGTTGCGATGGATGCATATGACAAAATCACAAGAAATTCGGCAAAAAAGGAAATAGCACCTAAGCCAGAAGATTTCGGAAATGTACCTAATAAAACAGACGGAGGATCACCAAGTGAAAATTAAACTGTTTGAAAAGGTATTTTCAAAGCCTTGTAGGTAACAAGCACTTCGGAGTATTGTCCGATTTAATTACCGGACAATACACGAAAGTACGCACCTACAATATAATATCAAGTAATATGAATATCGCTTTGAACATCAAAGCGCGAAAATGTAAATAATTATGATAGGAGCAATAATGGGAATAGGAGGAGCTCTCATGGGAGCACTCAATGCAAACAGTGCAAGTAACCAAAGCTGGCAAAAACAACACCAGCTAATGGAAATACAAGCTGAACTGAACAGAAAAAACGCCAAATTTAATACAGGGCAAGCGAAAGAAATGTGGAATTACACCAACTTTGAAAATCAAATGAAACACATAAAAGAAGCGGGATTAAGTCCAGGGCTAATTTATGGAATGGGTGGACAAGGAGGCTCGACGCAAGGAGCAGGAACAGCAAACGGAGTAGGATTACCTCAAGACCAATCCGTAGGAATGGGTCTAAGAGCACAGGAAATCGGAATAGAAATGGCAAATGCACTAAGCCAAATCAAACTTAACGAAAGCCAAGCCAACAAAAACGAAGCCGAAGCAAATAAAATCAAAGGCGTAGATACAGAAGCACAACAAGCTACCATTGACAATCTAATAGCGCAGACCTCAAACGAAAAAATAAAGCGAGGATTACTATTAGGACAAATCAGAGTAGCGGACGCCGAAGAAGAACTCAAGAGGAATACCGCAGATTGGACAAAGGAAAAAGCCGAAGAAACACGATGGAATGTTAAAAACCTCAAAAAAGGAATTGACAAACTAACAGCGGAAATTGACGGAGTAGAACTCGATAACAGCCTCAAAAAAAGAACGATCGACAACAAAGTTAAAGAAAGCACTCTAACACTTCAAAATCTAATGGCCGAAATACTACTTAAAGGAAGTCAACAAAAAGTCAACAAAGAGCAAGCAAAAGCAATTCCAACACAAATTCTGCAAGGGTGGGAGGAACTTACAAAAAAAGGAAAAGCACTCGTCGTTCAAAGAGAACAAATGGAAGCCTATACACAAGATGTAATAAACAGATACGAACTAGGCAAAAAAGGTCTAGATATTGAAGAACAAAAGCTCATCAAAGACATTGTACTTGGAATGCTCGAAATAGCTTCGAAAGGAGCAGGGGCAGCTCTAGGAGCAAAAGTAGGTAAAACAGGTTTTCAATAATTATGTGTCTATATCCTAAACTCATACCAAATAAGCGGTACCTACCAACAAAAAAGAATGGCGGGGTACCGCCTGTTTGTCCTGACGAAAGACTACGTTATATAACAGCAGCATGTGGAGACTGTTATGAATGTAGAAAACAAAAACAAAGACAATGGGTAGTAAGAATGTCAGAAGAAAATAGACAAACACCAAACGCCTACTTTCTGACACTAACAATCGATGATAAATCATACAAACAACTGAAACAAAAATACAAATTAAAAGATAATAACGATATTGCAACAAAAGCTATAAGACTATGCTTAGAAAGAGTACGAAAATTAACCGGAAAATCCGTAAAGCACTGGTTTATTACAGAACTAGGACACGAGAAAACAGAAAGATTGCATCTTCATGGGATAGTATGGGGTTTGGGGAATGGAGAGAAAATAACGAACAATTGGAAATACGGAATCACATTCACCGGATATTTTGTGAATGAAAAAACAATCAATTACATTACAAAATACATGTTAAAAATAGACGAAAAACATCCAAAATTCAGAGGAAAAGTGTTATGCTCCGCTGGAATAGGATCAGGATACCTCAAGCGAGAGGATGCTAAAAAACATGTATATATCCCGGGTAAAACAAACGAATCTTACCGAATGAGAAACGGTGGAAAACTCAATCTACCAATCTATTATAGAAACAAAATCTTTACAGAAGAAGAGCGTGAAAAACTATTCCTAGACAAAATTGAAAAAGGGATAGTATACGTGCTAGGAACCAAAATAGACCTAAAAACCGAAGAATCACGATATATGGGTGTACTCATAAGTGAAAGAGAACGATGCGAAAGAATATATTACGACAATCCAAAAGATTGGGATGAAAGAAAATATCGCAACAGACTCAAAAAACAAAGACAATGGATAGAATCTAAAGCGACTAAGGTCGCCGAGAAGGAAAGGAGAAAAGAAGAAAGAAGTGAAAAACGACTAAATAACGACATTGATTTATTCGCCAATCTATATTTCAATCAAAAATACATGTAAAGAGCCACGCACGGGCACGTCCAACAGGATTCCGTGTTAACATCACACGGGTCTGTATTTATCACCTCAAACGCCGGGAGGCTTAGGTGTATAACGGGAGGGTGAGGTATACCTTTATCCGAGAAACAGATACCTTAAGACCGGAATAAGGAGTGACGTGCACCCGACCAAAGGTCGTGGTGTGCGGCTTCGCCGATACTATGGTGCTAGTCGCTAAGGGGAGCTATGCGCTCCCTATTGCCCTATCACCGTTCAAACGCCACGGAGGCTCAAAAATACTATTGTTAATAGAGGTTAAATCGGAAAAATAAATATCAGAAAATTTGTAGAAATCAAAAAAAACACGTATATTTGCAATGTAATAAAAAACAAGGAGGCAATTATGAAGCATAAATACACTTTAATATTCGAAAACGGTGACTCTATAAAAAAAATAGAAAAATCAACCAACGCAATATTACGTAACAACTACGAATCAATTACATGGTTAGAAGAAAACGACGCAAGAGTAAAAAAACTAATCAATAATGGATATTGGATAAAAACAATTATATGTATTAACTAAAAAAACATTTTAATTATGGCAGCAACAAAATTTTCAGTAATCACAACAGGAGATAATCCTACGTTTCATGTAACGGTAAAAGAAATACCAACAGAATGTACATACAAAATAGCGGTAACAATTGCAAAGGCAATCGTATCAAAAGATGAGCGTATGATAGCAGTAGTAGAATCGTGGAAATTATATCCTAAAGAAAATGAAAAAACCAAAAAAAATTAGAAAATATGAAGCAGACGGATATATTTTCAATACATTTCAGGAACTAAAAAACTACGTGTACTTCAACACGCCAATAAAAATGAAGAAAATATGTTATGAACTAGATGAAGATGTTATTACAAAAAAGTATATCTTCACAAAACAAGAAAGGAGGTTAATATGTGAAAAAACTTTTGACAAAGATGAACAAGATGCAAAAATTTGGAAACAAAAACAATTAAAATTATGGTAACATGAAAATCACAGGTAATCAATGGGTGGAAATTATCCGAGCTATCAGTACGGCAATCATTGCTATAATTACGACCTTATGTGTGCAGTCGTGTACAATGAGCCTATCCGTAAGCAAAAACAATCAAAACTCAACGCAAAAGACCGAACAAACAACAAAGTCAAGCGTTGATAGCACACATATTAATATTAATCCTAAAAACTATTAAAAAAAATGGAAAGAGAATTTATCGACATGAAAGATGTATTCAAAGTATTACCAACAACACAGGAAGAAAATGAATACATGATTGTGATTGGAAAACATTTAGCAACAACTGAAAAATTTCCAACACGTGAAGCAGCAGAAGAGAAAATCAACTCTACAGATTGGAATCTAGTCGCAGCAATGATATATGCATGCAAAGAAGCAGACGAATACAAGCAAAAAATCAAACGCTCTGCAGAAAAAAAATTAATAAATTCTAAAAAGGAGGGCTAAACCATGGCAATACAAAAAAACATTGGTAAAAATACCATAGGAGATAATAACAAAATGTCCGTAAGTCTACATGAGTACAACATGTCGACACACGATTTATCAACAATTGTAAGAAACACGCAAAGTCCAGGAACACTAGTTCCAAATCTATGCCTAGTAGCTCAAAAGGGAGATACATTCGACATTGACATCGATTCAAGTGTACTTACACATCCAACAACAGGACCTTTATTCGGCTCGTTCAAACTAGAACATCACGTATATACAGGACCGGTAAGACTGTACAACAGCTGGTTACACAACAACCGGACAAAAATTGGGCTGAATATGGAGAAAGTAAAATTACCACAATTAAGAGTGGGTGTATCACCATTATCAGATAGTCCTTCAAATCAGGAAAGACAATGGATACAAGTAAATCCAAGTTGCCTACTAGCTTACCTGGGAATCAGAGGATACGCTAATACACCCAGAAACGGATCAGGAATAGTAAATAAAAATGCGCTACCTATATTAACGTATTTTGATATATTCAAAAATTACTACGCAAACACACAGGAAGAAAACTTCTACATGATTGGAACATCTCCAAAACTATCAGTAAATATTAATAATACAGTAATAGATAATCCAGATGAAATTGCAGAAAGTCAAGGGACAATAAGTCCAACTTCAACCATAAAGGTAGTTGTATCAGGAGTAAAAAAAAATAATATAAAATTAATAGTAAAACAAAACCGATACGGAAGAACAAACACAATGACTCCGGAGGAATTAGGGGACGTAGAAGTATCAAATAACACCTTAACTATAAAAACAACGAAGATGCCAACCGGTGGAACATGGTTTGTAAGAAGAATATACTCAACGGAAAGAACATCTCTAGAAAAATATCCGCTAGAAAATCTAGACACAATCAGAGATAAAATACTACTGACACCGGGAGATACAATATTCGACATATCAAACGAAAGTATGAGTGTTCCACCATTCACAAATTTTGCGAAGAAAACCGTGCAAGCTGATCTAAACACATCCTTCACACAATACGGACTATGCCTAAAAACATACAACAGCGATATATATCAAAATTGGATCAATACCGAATGGATAGAAGGCGTAACCGAAATCAACGAAGCAAGTGCAGTGGATGTAACAGACGGCAAACTATCCATGGACGCACTAAATTTAGCACAAAAAGTATATAACTTCCTAAATAGAATTGCAATAAGCGGAGGTACCTATAGAGACTGGTTGGAAACAGTATACACAGGCGGAAACTACATGGAAAGATGCGAAACTCCAATGTTTGAAGGAGGCGTAAGCCAAGAAATCGTATTCCAAGAAGTAATAAGTAGCAGCGCAAGCGAAGAAGAACCACTAGGAACACTAGCAGGAAGAGGTATTACAACAGGAAGACAAAAAGGAGGACATATCCGAATCAAGGTGACAGAACCATGTTACATAATGTGTATATGCTCAATCACACCACGTATCGACTACGGACAAGGCAACACATGGGATACATACCTAGAAACTATGGATGATTGGCACAAACCAGCACTTGACGGAATCGGATACCAAGATTCATTAAATGGAGAAAGAGCATGGTGGACAGATCACA